CGGATTGCACTCCAATGCCCCGAAGGGCATCAGGCTGAAATCAGTTGCGTTGGGTGCGGGTGAATCGGGCCATTGCCTTGAGCATCAGACGCTGGGGCAGGTTGTATTTTCGGGCCAGACCCTTGGCGACATGAGGCAAGGCCTCAATCGGTGTGAACCACAGGATGGGGTGCAGTTCCCTGATGATGCGCTTGGCATCACGGGTGTTGGTGTTGCTCATGGTTGGTCTCCAGTTGGAATCAGTCTTTGTAGATGGTGAGCCATGTCATGGCATCACGTTTGGTGCGGCACTCACGCACCGTCATGTCACCGACACGCACAACCCACTCAATCAGAGGGGTGGTGCGGTGGTTGTAGCTTTCCTTGCGGTACAGGGCCGCTCGGCCCAGTGTGGTGATGAGTGTCATGGGCAGTTGGCGTGTTCACGCAAGGCAGAGATCAGGGACACGCCCAGCGCAGACTGGCAGATGGCATCGCCCCAGTTGCCATCGGGGTCACGGGACAGGGCAACCAACAGGTTGAACTTTTGCTCTTGGGTGCGGGTCACGCTACTGAAGAAGTAGTAAGCCTGTTGGTAGACAAAGGCGGTTTGGGTTTGCCTGTTCCAGTGAAAGGCATTGGGGTTCTTGATGAAATTCTTGCTGGCCTGTTGGGCTTGGGCTTTGAGGGCGTCAACAACAGCGGCGGGGGACAGGACTGTGGTGATTTGCATGATGGTCTCCAGTAAGTGCGACATTGCACTGGTCAACCCCGTGGGGCTGACCGCTGAAATGTCAGGCGGTGGGTTTAATTGCAGACCTTGACCCTGACGCCGCCGCGAGGGCCAATGAAGAATTGAACAATGAAGTGCTTGTCAAAGAAGCCTTTGGAATCTGTGTTGTTGCTACCCTGAATGAATACCGTGTCGCCAATTTCGTCCATGGTGAAGATCAGTTCGCCGCCGATGTACTTGCAGGTTTTCCATTCGATGTATTCACGCTTGGTCACTGTCTGGGCCACTTTAGTTTGCTTTGCGTTCATGTTGTCTCTCCAGTTAAGTGCAAGATGGCACTGCAATGCCCTCTGTCACAGGGCATCACGGTTGCATCTGCTTTGTCTCTGAGTTGTTAAAGAACAGGGTTTGGTGCGATCACCAGCACTATTGCTAGTGCATGGCTGAATCATAGCACTAGTGTTTAAACAGGGTCAACACATACCCGAGCAAACCGTGGGGTTATTAGTCCGAGGGCCAGCCGAAGGCACTCCAGATCAGTAGGTGATACAGGGAATCCAGCGCTCTTATTAGAGGGTGTCATACCAAATAGATGGTTTGGAATGACAGGGTCTACAAGGCGCTGAAGGGGTATCAGGCGGTGTAGGTATGGGAGGGGGTGTAAACAACGCCAGCATGGGCGGTGTGCAATGAAAAAGTTAACATAAAGTTATCCACAGGATTGTGGACAACTTGGACTTATCCACAGCCTCCTGTGGATTGTGTGGATAACTATGTGAGTACTTAATCATTGCAGGCATGGTTTAAACGGGTGATCGGTGGGTGGTTGGGGTGTAGATGACATGGACGGCTCACGGGGTCTCTGGTAGCATCCAACGTGCGAACGGTGCTGGATGTTTAAACAGCCTGTGCGAAACCACAAAGGAACTGCGATGAGCGAAACAGGAAAACCCGGAAGGGCGAGCAAAGACGAACTGCTGGCGGCATTGGAAGCAGTGGAGATGGAAGAGGGCGAGGGCTGGGAGGAACAGGCAGACCTCAGCGAAGCTGAACGGTTAGCCGCTCACGCAGAACCCCCAGTAATGAGAGTAGACGGAAAGCCAAAGGGAGCAGACAGCTACACAAAGCCAAGACCATTGACAGCACCCCAGATGGAATTCTGCAAGGGACTGATCCAAGGGAAAACAATGCGCCAAGCCTACAGGGATGCTTACCCAAACGCCAAGGGGAGCGATCAGGTAATCACGTCCAGCGCCTACAGGCTGAGCAGGGATGAACGCATCCAGAAGACTCTTCAGGAAGCTTGGGGAGAGACAGTGGAAGTGCTGGCAGAAGATACAGCGGCAACGAAACGCTATGTACTCAAGGAGTTGTTGGCACTCAGCAAAGGAGGGAAGCAGGAAGGCTCCCGGTTGAAAGCACTGGAACTCATGGGAAGAGCCGCAGGAATGTTCAACCACAGCACTGAACCAGTGGCAGAGAAGGTCAGCGCAGAGCAGTTGCGCAAGGAACTCTCAGGGCACTTGAAGCTGTTGGACAACGTGCGTCCCCTCAAGAAGGGGAACGGTCATCAGGGGTGAGCCGCAGGGGCGATGCGTGTAAACGGCTGGGACGGCGACCCCACCGGCCCCCGACCCCCCGAAATGGTTGCTGACGGCCCCGCTCCCGCTTACGCTGTAATCCACACAAACGATTACATTCCCCAGAACACCCCCCATGTCTTTCCAAATCCCCACCACCGGGGGTATATATATTTTTTGGAAGGTTCTTGCGAACGTTCGTTTTTGCGTTTAAACTCACAGAAACAACCTTGTTGCCGCAAGGGTCGTGTTGTGGGGTATCAGGGGTATCAGAGGTATCAGGCGTTTAAACACATGCAAGAAAAACACAAACTTGTTTTGGACTTCATCAAGGCTTACATCAAGATTCATGGTGTAGCCCCGTCGTATTCCGTCATTGCCCGAGGACTGGGGATGAGGAGTAAATCCAACATTCACCGGATCATCCATAAATTGAAGGATGAGGGGTTGGTGGCGGTGAAGCCGTACCAGTTCAATTCCATTCGAGTCATCGACCGCAGTGTCCGGGAGGTTGCCTCTCTATGATGAGTCGCAAGGAGGTGGAGGACTACCGGGCTTTGATTCCTTTGGTGGACGAGGCAGAGCGTGCCAAGATCATGATGCTTCTGGAGTACGACAGGATTGAGAAGTGCAAGGAGTCGTACATTTACTTTGTCTCCCACATGTGGCCGGGGTTTATTTCCGGGAAGCACCACCAGATCATGGCCAATGCCTTTGAGAGGGTGGCCAAGGGGGAACTTAAGAGACTTATCATCAACATGCCTCCCCGGCATACCAAGTCTGAGTTTGCCTCGTATCTCCTTCCCGCTTGGTTTCTGGGCAGATTCCCCGAGAAGAAGATCATCCAGACTGCCCACACCGCAGAACTTGCCGTAGGTTTTGGCCGGAAGGTGAGGAACTTGGTTTCCTCTGAGGCATTCTCCCGTGTGTTTGACACCAAACTGTCCTCTGACTCCAAAGCCGCAGGACGATGGAACACCCACGCCGGGGGTGACTACTTCGCTATCGGTGTCGGCGGAGCGGTTACCGGTAAGGGTGCGGACCTTCTGATCATTGACGACCCGCATTCTGAGCAGGAGGCCAAGCAAGGCAACCCTGCTGTGTATGACAACGTGTATGAATGGTACACATCCGGCCCTCGTCAGCGTTTACAGCCCGGTGGAGCCATCATTATTGTGATGACGCGCTGGTCAAAGAGAGATTTGACTGGGCAGATTCTTAAAAACTCCGGAAAAGACGGCGTAGATAACTGGGAAGTGATTGAATTTCCCGCAATTTTGCCGTCAGGCAGCCCTTTATGGCCTGCATTTTGGAAAAAAGAAGAACTCGAGGCCATCAAAGCCGAGATTCCCGTCTCCAAATGGGAAGCGCAGTACCAACAAAACCCCACATCCGAGGAAGGCGCGATCATTAAGCGCGAGCATTGGCGGATTTGGGAGTCTGATACCGCCCCGCAGTGCGATTACATCATCCAAAGCTGGGATACAGCCTTTGAAAAATCAAACAGGGCAGATTATTCAGCCTGTACGACGTGGGGTGTGTTTGATTATCCCGACAGTAAAGGCAATCCAAGAACAAACATCATTTGTTTGGATGCGTTTAAAGCTCGAATGGAGTTTCCGGAGCTTAAACAAAAGGCTTTTGAGATGTACAAGGAATGGGAGCCTGACACCTTGATCGTGGAGAAGAAGGCCGCAGGCGCTCCCTTAATCTACGAGCTGCGCCAGACAGGAATCTTGCTTGAGGAGTACACACCGGGCAAAGGAAGCGATAAGATTGCGCGTGTAAACGCTATTTCAGACCTTTTTGCCTCTGGAGTTGTTTGGTGCCCGGACACAAGATGGGCAGATGAGTTGATGGAAGAGTTGGCCGCGTTCCCAAATGGGGAGCATGACGACCTTGTTGACTCAACAAGCCAAGCTTTGCTTCGTTTCAGAAGGGGTGGTTTCATCCAGATTGAGTCTGATGAACCCGAAGAGCAGCGTTATTTCCGGCGCAAAGCAGCCTTCTACTAAGGATTGATATGGCAACAAGCAGCATGGTTCCCGGCATTGGTGGCGCTCCTATTGGGATGGGCCTTGAAGACATCGTGCAAGACAACACCCCAGCAATTGAGATTGAAATCGAGAACCCAGACGGCGTAACAATTGGCGTCGATGGTGTGGAGATTGACCTCATGCCCGAGGAAGAAACCGCTGAAGACTTTGGTGCCAACCTCGCAGAGTTCATGGACGAGGGTGAGCTGGGCAAACTGGCCGACGATCTCTTGGGTGAGTTTGAGTCAGACATCGCCAGCCGCAAGGACTGGGTTGAGATGTACGTCAAAGGCCTCGAAGTATTGGGCATGAAGTACGAAGAGCGCACCGAACCTTGGACTGGCGCATGCGGTGTGTACTCCACCGTGCTGACTGAAGCTGCGATCCGGTTCCAGTCCGAGACCATCATCGAGACATTCCCTGCCGCAGGTCCAGTCAAGACCGAGATCATCGGCGCAATCGACAAACTGAAAGAAGAAGCTGCCGAGCGAGTTCGTGATGACATGAACTACAAACTGACGGAGGAAATGCCTGAGTACCGTCCTGAGCACGAGCGCATGCTGTACAACTTGGGTTTGGCTGGCGCAGCGTTCAAGAAGGTCTACTTCGACCCAAGCTTGGGCCGTCAGACAGCAGTTTTCATCCCCGCAGAAGACCTGATCATTCCCTACGGCGCTCCGAGCTGCCGCACCGCAGAACGTGTTACGCATGTGATGCGCAAGACCAAAAACGACATCAAGAAGCTGCAAGTCGCAGGTTTCTACCGCGATGTTGACTTGGGCGAGCCTGAGTCATTCTTCTCCGATATTGAGAAGCGCAAGGCCGAGGACCAAGGTTTCAGTCTTACGGAAGATAACCGCTACCAAGTGCTGGAGATGTGCGTTGACTACAACCTCCCCGGTTACGAGGATGAGGATGAGATTGCACTGCCCTATGTGATCACAATTGACCGCTCGACCACAAAGGTGCTGGCCATCCGCCGCAACTGGAATGAGGACGACGATCTCAAACTCAAGCGCCAGCATTTTGTCCAGTACACCTACGTGCCCGGTTTTGGTGTCTATGGCCTTGGCCTGATCCACATCATCGGTGGCTATGCCCGCGCAGGAACCTCAATCATCCGCCAGTTGGTTGACGCTGGTACGTTGTCCAACCTGCCCGGTGGCTTGAAGTCTCGTGGTCT